TGTGTGTCCTCGTTCAGCGCACGAGCCAGCAAGTTGTCGCACTCAACACGAGTGGACACGCTCTTGTAGGTCGTGGAGATAGAACCATTGTGGCTCGTCGTTGCCAGCAACATTGGGCGCACGGTGAAACCGTCCAGCACCTTGATGCTCTCAGGCATTTCCACGCTGACGAAACTGACAGCACCGTTCTTTAAGATGCCTGCGCTACCAATGTTGAGACTGTCGTCCAACAGGTGAGACACGCTCTCAATGAGCCATGACTTGTATTGGTGAATAGCGTAGGTGTCCTTAAACATGCCCAGCACGTCACCATTGTCGCTACGCACGATGGCTTTGCGGTCAGTCTCCAAGCGGTACGTGTCGTTCCACTTGACGTACACGGGGGCTTCTTGTGCTTCCCACGAATACAGACGACGAAGCACGTCCTCAACGGGGATAGCACCCTCGTAATGGTTCGGCTCTGTGCTCTGGCTGTCCATGCGGTAGTGCCAAGCCGTTCCACGCTGTTTCGTGTAACCGATGAGGCAATACTTGTTCAGCCACTCGTATGTTTCCTTACTCATTGTTCCTACCTCCTATGGTAGATGTTGGTATTAACATCACGTTATCACACGGGATACTATCCGTGTCAAGTCGGTCAGCGATAATCATTGAGCATGTCCTGTAACAGTTTTGCTGTCATCGTGCCTGCGTCAGCGTTTAGGTTCTCAGCCCACCCGTCCAGCACAGCCGATGTGCTTTCAGCCTTTGCGTTCAGCAAACTCCACAGGCGCATGTCAATGGTGGGGAACTCTGCGTCCACAGCCGTAATCCACCACGACACCACATGGTTGTCCTGTCCGATGCGATGACACCTGTCCTCAGCCTGCTGTCCTGTGGACGGGCTGTACGGCATCTCAGCCAACACCACGTGCGATGCGGAGGTCAGGTTCAGTCCCGTGCCTGCGCTCTCGTACTGTCCTAAGAATACACTTACCTGCTTGCTCATAAACTTCTCCACGTACCGTTGCTTGGCTTCGGGGGTAGAACCTCCTGCCACCATGACCACGCCGTGACCCTCCAACTTCTCATACAACGCATTGAGCACTTTCCGATGGTATGCGAACACCACAACCTGTTCTCCCTCTGCGATAAGCGAGTTCACGTGCTCTACAACGGCATTGACTTTGGCGATGCCCAACAGTTCACGCAACTTGTTCATGCGAGTAATGACTTCTGCCTTGCTTGCCCGTTGCCATGCCTCCGCACCGTACGTCTCCATCACCCAGCGCAGGAAGTCACGCTCAGCCGTGCGGTACTCGTTCATTTCCTCGTTGTTTAACTCAATGTCAAGTTGTGCCCTGCGCTTGGCAGGCAGGTCAGACAACACGTCCTCCTTGCGCCTGCGTACCATACACGTGCCACGCAGTACCGTGTTCAGTTCAGTTGTGTTGCTCGCACCGTTCATGTTGGGAAATCCGTTCACAATGCGATAATCGCAATACTTGATGAGAAACTGCTTGCGTGAACCAAACACATTGTCCAACCTGCCGATGATGCGGAGAGGGCTTAGCAACTCACTTGGACGGTTCGGTGTAAGAGTTCCCGACATAAGCGCAACGATGCCACTCGCAGGAATACTATTGGCGATGTATCCGACACCACGTGTGCGTTGTGCCTTTTCGTTCTTGATGCTATGCGCCTCGTCCACGATGAGCGTGTCGTACTTGCCAGCCAACTTCGTTGCCCACGCACTCACTACGCTGTCACCAATGATGAGAACATCGTGCTTGGCAAGTGAGTGTGGTTTGCGTCCTTTCACCGTGATGACCTTGATGGACGGTGCGAAGCGACGAAACTCTTTCACCCATTGGAGGCGCAGGTGCGGTGGAACTACTACGAGCGTTTTACCCTTGCTCATCGTGGTATCCAATGCCAATGCGATGCCCTGTGCGGTCTTGCCCAAGCCCATGCTGTCTGCCAGCAACACACGACGAGCCTCCAATGCGTACTTCACGCCAGCACGTTGGTACGGCAACAACGGCAAGTCCAAGTCAAAGCCAAGTTCAGCGTTGTGGGACTTGGACAGTTCCACGAGTTCGGGACGGGACACCACAACCTTTGGCATGCGTTCCAACCCGTACACAAACAGTTCCAAGTTTGCCAGCAACGTCACGCTGTCCCATTTCAGTTCGGGCAGTTCAGTAACGGAGGGACAGTCCTCGCTGTTGTGATACGTCAGCCAACCACCATCGTTAAACACATACAGCCCCAAGCCAGCGAGCACATCACCTTTACACAACGCACACTCGCCCCTTCTCTTGTTCACGAGGATACGTGTTGCGCTCATCGGCAGGTGCGCCTGCGATGCGGTGCGTGTCACGGGCAACACCGACAAATACTCCAACAGGTCGTTGGCACTCACGAAAGTAAGTTCATCAAGGTTCTGTGCCCTGACCCACTCGTCCACTTGCGTGTCGTCAAGTAATCCCAAAGGCATACTACGAGCAATAAGCGATGCCCTTATCTGAACTTGCTGTTTGGGCAGTACGGCGACGTTAGCCACTATGTTCCTCCTGTTTGTTGTCCACCGATGATGATACAGGTTCGGTGTTACGTTGTGACAATGCTTCGTCGTACAGCCTGTCCAGCAAGGTGTTCACCTCACGGTCAGCCTGCTTCCGCATCTGTCGTGTGCGTCGGTACGTCACAGTTCCACTTGCCTCCTACCCCAAAGTTACTACACGAGATACTATCCGTGTCAAGTCATGTCGTGTGACGTGCGTCACACCGATGCCAACACCTCATGCCATTGAGCCACACCCCTCATGATGTCCCGTGTGCGTGCCAACTCGTACAGCCGTTCGCCTTCCTCAATGCGGAGTTGCCGTGAGCCGACAAGTTCACGCAGGTGGCGCAGCCACTCGTTTGGGCGGCGTGCGATGCGCCCTGCGCCCCACTCGTCACGCAGGCGCACATACGAGTGTGAGTCAGATGCGACCCACGGAACGCCGCTGGCAGAATACTCCAACAACTTGATTTCCGACTTGGCTTCGTTAAACGGCATTTTGCTTAACGGTGCGATACCGATGTCCATTTTTATCAAACTTGGATAATGCTCAGGGTCGCACAACGGTGCTACATCCACGTATTTTTGTGGCACGCCTGCTTCGTCGGCAAACTGTGGAGACTTCTCATACCAGCCACCGTGAAAATAGCGCACCTGTGTGGTCGTATCCTGCGTGGTCGTCAGTTGATGAAGCACTCCACGCAACGTTTGTAGGTCGCCGCTTCGGTGTGCGGTAGAGCCAACCCAGCCAACAGATACATAATCGTTTTCTGCGTGGTCGTGTTTTACGAAGGCTTTGGTATCAACCGTGTTGGGAAATAACACCACGTTCTTGTTCCATTGACTGATGCGTTCGTACAAGAACGGAGTTGATGCCAACAACAGGTCGCTGACCCCAAGTATTCTCCTGTAATGGTTAATGTTTTCTTTTGGACTGTGCTTTGGGTGAGATGCTTTCCACGCACCGTTGCTTGGGTCAAGCCCCCAATACCAATCGTCCACGTCATTGATAATGACTTGACCAATGGCTCGTGCCTTCTTGATGTGTTCTGATAAGCCCTCGTTCATCATCCGTTGCATGATGATGGTGTCTACGTCGTTAAGATTGCCCTCGTCGTCCTCAATTTTTAGTTCGGTGTAGTGCCACACCAGCCGACCCACCACGTAGTCGTAGTTCAGGTGCGGAAGGTACTTTGCTACACGTGCCCAACCAGAACCGCCCCAATGAGGAAGTTTGTCTGGCGTTATTGATGGATGTAGGCGGTCAGCGGATACAACGCCTATTCTCATTAATGTGTGGTCGTCTGTTCCTGCGTGGTCGTGTCCTGAGAACGAACTGGTTTCCACGTTGCCTTAAATGCGAGCAAAGCGTTTCCATCCCAAAGTGGAGTAGCAGCCAGAACAACGATGGGTTGTGGGAAGTCAGCACGCTTACGAAGTGTGTGAATACGTTGTTTCACAACACCTAGCACGGCTGCGGCTTCTGCTGTTCCGCAAAGGTCTTTTGTATCAATCAACATGTTTGTCTCCTGTTGTGTGGTCGTCTTGTTTGACGGATTACTATGTTACATGCCCCAGTGCCCTAATCCACCGTTGTCCAGCAAATATTTGGCAACCTTAAGATTGCAGTCCAAATCATACAAAACCTCCATGTTTCCAAACTCAGAACCGCAGACGTTGGCGGTGACGGTCTTCCACGAAGAGTTAATTTGTAACAACCCACGGTCAATAGAACCGTTTTTATTTAACGTCCACGTGACGTTGCCTTGGTTATCCCACTTGGCATTGACCGCATTGAGGCGACACCGTGACTCCCTCCAAGCAATGTAGGAGAACACCTTTACGGGCTTTAAACCGTATTGCCTGAACAGGTCTTCGTATTGTGGGCAAGTCTCCGTTTCGTTTATTACGTTTGTTGTGTGGTCGTTTTTTTTAGGCTCGGTTGTTGTGGTTGTAGTCGTTAACTCCACGAGGCGTTGGTCATAAGTGTATTTAAGTGGATACACGGTCTCTACCTCAATGACGTCTCCTACCTTTGCTGGCCCGTCCGATGTCCCAAATTGTCCAATTGTTGTTGTTGTGATTGTTCCGATGAATATGACTATGGATGAAACCCAATGTCTAAACAGAACGTTCTCCTTTGTCGGTGAATAAAGCAAAAGACCGTTCCAAAATGACGACAAGCGTCAGGTGGTTACGGTCTGCTATCCAGCATAGCAAGGATTACTGAAGGAGTTGATACAAAACCGTGAACAAATCAAAATCTTTGTCCTGCATAGTTGGAACAACGCTAAAATCTTTATTTTGTTGTTTTATTGCGTCGTTTACGGCAACACATTTTTTACAATAACAACCTTGTCGGTATCTTGTAACAGTGCCGTGTGGCTTTATTGCGGTTTTCTTTGGGTTTTTACTAAAAGAAGTTCTTTCTAATGGTGTAAGTCCTCCCCACATTCCCCATTGCTCATTCATCCCGTCGTTTAAGCATTTCCTCCACACAGGACAGGCATGACACACCTCACGAGCAACAGCATAATACTCCTCTTGATTATCCGCTTCTAATGGCGGATACCACAAATCAATGTGCTTGCCCTTGCACAGGGCTTGGTCTCTCCACGTCATTAGTCATTTGCGTTTCGGAGAGTGCCCTCACGATAAAGTTTTACCACCTTTTGCGACGTTTCTTCTACGAATATTACCAAGTCACGCATTTTTTTATTACGTGCTTCTAGTTCTGCTTCTGTCCTTTTTACTTTTTCTTCCAACTCTCTGATGTATTTAAATAGTGCTTCCCAACCGTCATAGCGAAGTTCGGTCAAAGATAGGTTTGTATCTTTGGCAATCTGATGCAGGTCAACGGCGCTGTTCATCAGCAACGGGGCAATGGCGTTGAGTGCTTTTTGCATGCGTTCTATTTCTGGAACAAAAACACTTTTGGCAACTGAAGGTTTTCCATAAAAATCAAACAGGTGTTTCATCGTCGTGTTCAACACTTTCATGGCTAGTGGGTGGGTCACGGTCAACGCAGTCCCATCCGCAGCCGACATAGCCTGCGATGTCCAACCAATGGTCACGCTTTTCAGGAGTCCATGAGAGGCGGCTAATCTTCAACAATGCCATCATGACCGCAACGTCATGCGGAAAAATGACAAAGCCCTTTCGTTTGCCTCGTGTACGCATCAAATAAGCATGCCACAAATCGGCAGTCAAACTGAAGTCGTCGTAGGGGTCGCCGTAATCGTCGTTACGGTCACCGACAATCAGATTGGCTGCATCAATGAGTACTTGTTGGCGTTCGTTGGATGCCATGGAATCTCCCTGTTGTTTACCTTGTTTACCAGTTTAGCGAAGTCTACCAGCGAATTGACACGATAGGACACCTCAAATTGATTGTTCCATGGGTGGTCGTGAAGCACGGCAAACACGCCAGCCTTTTCTAGTTGTTGGTAGTACAAATGGTGGTCGTCAATCATTGCCGAATGTTCCTTGGCGGTATGGGCAAGAATGGTCTTGTCGTTGGTGAAGTGCAGGTGGTCTGGAACGAGGTCGTGGTCGTGCAACCACTCGGCGGTCTGTGCCCACGCCGTTGTTGGGCGGGCGGTAATGACGTGCAATTTGACTCCCATATTCCTTAACATCTCCCAACCACCGTACACATTCCTCATTGGTGACTCGGATGCAAACAGACGATGGGTAACAGGGGCTGAGTTAAGTAGGGCATCAAACTCCTTCTTGTTCATTCCCCAATCGTCGTAAAAGTCCCAATGGGTTGGTTCTGGAAGGTCTGTCATTTCCAGCACGTCTTCACAGTACTTTTTAAAGGCACTCATGAACGGGTAAACCACCCCATCCATGTCAATGCCAACGTCAGTGATTCTCTTTTGTTCGTACATTTTGTAACTCCATGTTTACACGAATGGTTGAGTGTATGTCTTTGTTCGTACATACGGGCGGATACTTGTTACTAATTACTGATACTGTTTTCCCGCATTTAGGACATTTGTAATGGTAGGGAAGTGACTTCATTGCTCCTCTTCAACGTCTATAACCTCCTGATAGAAAGCATCGGTGGCTGACGGTCCAAGACCTCCGTAAGGTAGGGCGTTGGCTTGGTCGGCTGCTCGTTGCCCAAACAGTCTAGAGAGCACGCCACTTGAACCACGAGCCTCTACCTCAAAACGCACAAGGTCACGGGTGTCGTTGATGTTTTTAAACTTCTCAATCATGTCAAAGGCTCTGTCCATCTCTGATGACAATGTACCATCAAGCCCTTGTCCTTCCAACTCTTCGGCAAACCTAGCGAACATGACTCGGCTAACCTGCATTTCAATCATGGCTCTTAGGGCGGCTTGAAGTTGGTCTTTAGTTCGTATCTCTACAGGCAACTTAAACGCACATTCTGCATGTTCCTTAAATGCGGGACATTTAGAGGCCAGATAACAATTATCGCACTGCCGTAAAAGTACTCCTGAATAACGAATTACGTTGGTTTGTTCTGGCGCAATTTCAATAGATTCCCCATGTTCATCAATGGTTTGTGAACCCATTGATGTTATGGTTTCTACGCCAATGACGGGCAATAATAACCTATCGTTTTCGTTCCGCTTTTCGGGAGGGGGTATAACAATACCTGTACCCCTGTTTTCCACATTTGCCAAACTACCACCATGGGGGGGTGTAATAATTATGTCACCACTTTCGGTGTCGTCTGAAGCATCCTGATTGGTTGATGTCATGGTGTCATAGCCCCCAAAAATGTGTTCTTCGTAACGTTTCCAAGACACGATTGCCAATTTGCTGACCGCATCCACTTCATCAGCCGCAACGTTCTCATAAGACACACCAAGTCGTTCAATATCTACCCTATGTCGTTTACGTGCTGAGTCTTTTTGTTGGGCTGGATAACGTCGTAAACCATGACCCGTCCACACCTGTGTTTCTCCGTAACGAACTGCGCTTGTCCAAGAATTGACCAGCACAGCATCCCATTTATAATTTTCAATGTTGTCTGGCTTTGAGGTCAATCCCACCATCTCGGCGTTCCAGCGCATGGCAATGGCATTTAAACGGTTGTGGTGGTGTTTTGTCAGGGCTTTGTCGCTGATGGCTACCCTTCCATTCCTTTGGCAAATCCAATTTAATCGTTCAAGGTCGTCTGCGTCGTTCCAGATAGGTACGTACTTTTCTCCTAACCATGTTCCATCGTAATCTGGGCGACCTATAACCAACGTTAAGTCATCAGCGTGCGCTCGTAAAAAGGCATCGTAGCGACCCACGTCCTCGTCTCCTTCTGACGTGTACACCAACAACTCACTATTTTCGTACTTCGTGCGTAGGTCTAGTTGCCTCTTCTTTGGAATTGCCAAGTGAGTCAAATTTATGCCAATACGACGTACTTTGGCAGACAACAACATTGAGGCATACATTCCTTTTTCTGCTCCGCCAAAGTAAATCTTCACTCCCATCCTGCCTTGCGCCAAACAGCCTGTGAGGAGAACGCCTCAACTTCTTTGCGGTGCTCGTTGCTGTGATACAGGCGCAGAACATGGATACACGGGTCCTGTCCCTCTTCGTACTGTTCTGCTTCTTCTTGGCTCATTGGCATACCGTCGTGCGGTTCGCAGATGGGTGGTGAACACCAACCCATTTTTACGCCAATTTCAATCCATTCGTCTTGCCTCATGTTTCTCGCCATGTCCTTTCTGCGTTTTTGAGCCGCTGCCTTTCTATCTCTTTTGTGATTTCTTCCCATCCCACTATTGTACGTGGTTGATTCCATTCTGGGCGTAGAATTTGTGGAACGGTAACAAGGAGAGACGGTATACCCTCTTTAATTACTTTGGCAACTGCCGCTGGGTCGTTGTCCACGTACCAATCAATTCGTGTATGTGCTGCATGCACAGCCCTTACTCTGTCAAGGCGATTGTCTGAACCAGTTTCCCAATGAAAATCAATTGAACCTGGCTTAAAACCTTCCTTTTTTAACCACTCCATGACAAGTTGATGTTGCGTTTTGTCAACGCCATCCACCAACAAACAAATGCGTCCGTTGTATGTAGGAAACAGCATGTTCCATAATTTACGTCCATGATTGTTTGGTTGACTAGAGCCAATCTCAGGAGACCTGTTGGCAATTACCTCAAACGTAACGACAATCACTTGTCGTACAATCCCAGCATTTGTCGTTCCTTACGGGTATACCATTCAGCGGCTGGGCAGTACATACACAGGTATTGACGTTTTTCTTTTGGAACACCAATCTTTCGTCCAACCGTCTTTGACTCGTCACACCAGTCCACACATCCTCTGTCGGGGCGATTGTGCTTGTTAAAGCAACGTAAAGCATCCACCTTTAATTCGTCACGGAAATCTTTGATAATGATGTCGTGGCGCTTCAATTCGTTCTTGATAGCGGTCTCGGCATCTAGTTTGTCGGCTGTGTCTTTGTCGGTGCGGAATATCAAGGCACGCCAATTGTCATAGTCTTGGTTGCGGGCCTTATGTCGTTCTAGGATGTCAATAAGTTCCATGTCGTATTCTGGTGGACCGTCGTAAGGGCGCATTTTGTAAATGACGCCATCAGTTTTCTTTCCGTTAACCACACGCCAACAGACGAGCAAGCGATTAGGTTGTTCTGACATGTTATTCTCCAAACGTTGTATATCAGGTTACAGTTGTTTTTTTTGTTCTTGGTTTAAGGCTATTGTCTAGTGCAAGTCCTAAAAATTCACCGTTATTGGGGTCTTCTACATACGTAAACGGCGGTGGTAAACGCATTGCACCAAATTGAGAACCTTTAGCAACTCTCACTAAAGAACCTGGTTCAATGTTTAATTTGGACTTTTCCTTGTCCAAGCCTTCTGGATACCATTCGTACACGGCTCCAACACGTGGTCTTTGGGGGCGACGACGGCTGTTATGTTGTTCGTTTTGCCCATGTGACATGATTACATTATAGTGTACACCAATTAGGTGGTAAGTCAGTCTGAAGGAGGTGATTTTGATTTGACCCTTGCCTCATATTCTTTCCTCTGAACCCATGCCAAATATCTTTTATTGTATCTTTTATTCCGTTTGCTAGGGTCTTCTTTGCTAGGGTCATAGTTTAACCTTGTTCTGTATCTTATGTTTTCGGTAAGAATATCGTAATTTGCCGATTCTTGTTTAAGAGTACGGCGACCAACATCTGGAACGAATTGGCGTAGCCTTTCGCAACGTGAACAACTACACCCTGTGGCAACTACCGTTGCTATTAGTGCACGCATAGCCGTGTGGCGAGGGTCTACCGTCAATAGTTCGGCATCGGTTGAAAGCGTTTGCGGTAGGCGTTCTCCCTTTATCAGACCATAGTCTTCTCCAGCGTCTTCTGGGTCAATATCACGTTCACTGGAAGTTCCAGTCTTGTAACGGATGCTTTCCATTCGTTCGTTGTAGTCTGTTTCTCGTTCTTGAGTTGATGGATATTCAAAATTGTTTTCTGCATTTGGCATTTGAATTCCAGTCATTGCTGTTCCTCACGGAGTTTTGCAGCACGTGCTCTTACACGTGCGTTACGTTGTTCACGTTGTTCTGGAGTTCGTCTGTGATACCGTGCTCTGTCAGTTTCACGTTTACGCTCACGTTGTTCTGGAGTCGGTTTTGGTTTGGCGTAAATCTTTCTGCCAGTCGTAGACAACCTTGGTATAGCAGCCTCGTCTTCGTACATTTGTTTAGTTTGTGTTTTAAAAGACTCTGTTTGTGCCATGTGGTTGATGTCTGGTGGCAAATAACTTCGTAAGCGTTC